CTTTCGAGTGTGTGGTGTGCCGGCCTCGCCCTGCCGCATAATCTCAGCGTAGTGGCGGTTGGCTGGGTCAAGGGGTACTGACAACTCTTGGCCGTCGATGGTGGCTTGGATGGAGGTGTTCTGACCTTCAAAGCTGTTATATTGAGCCAATGTGATGTTCACATTATCCATGATTATAACTCCGCATCTAATTTAAATGAGGTGAAATACATAGAAGATGTACTATTCCCTAAATTTGAGTTGATGTTGAGTGTTGTGGCTGTTCCTGCACTATTAGATATAACACCATTTCCACCCACACCTGTAACTGAAGGGCTGGCTCTCATAGTAACAGGCAAAACTTGCACCCAGTGTCGATAACTGTCACCAGACGTTGGTAAAAGCCCATAATAGTTACCTGTATTTAAGTCTATGTAATACCGCTGACACAGCGCCAACTCCTGCCCGTAGCTGCGATGCTCGAAAGGCGTGGCGGTGTCGCCAACTTCCAACTGAACGCCTGTAATGTAGAAGGTTGCGCCGCTTGTGCCGACGACGTTGACTGCGCCTGTGGCGGTCAAAGCAGATGAAGAGGCCCACGCACCCGCAGTTCCGCTATACGTCGCCCCTGATCCCAACCCAAAGAAAACACTAAACCCATTTCCGTTTGTAGTTCCGAAAGTCCCGCTAGTTGGCCCAGCAATCGTTACTGAAACTGTTGTCCAAGTGTTTGCGGATGAAACAGAGTAGGTAAAAGGATATGAGAACCCAAAGCTAGGTGCAACAATAGCCCCGCCAAACGTGCCTGTTAGGCTTGAATAGACACGGAACGACAGAGTAACCGTTTTTGCAGTTGCGGTTCCCCACGACAAATCGGCAACATTGAAGCCTTCTAAAACCTGATAAATACTGAACGTATCGCCAGCGCCCACTGAATACGCAGAAAGGGAAGTGACCTTTAGAGCGTATGTAAATCCGTCTGGAGCTACGGAGGTTTGCTGTTGGACAGAAAATTTACTTGACTGCGTGAGTGACGTTTTCCAACGGTCAAGCGTATAAGTTCCGTCAGCAGTAGGCGTTACCGCCGCCCCACCATTGCGTTGGTCAATCCGCATATCTCCGTTGATGATCCTATTCCTGTTCGACAAGGCACCGTCGTCATAGACGTTACCCAAGTCTGCTAACTGTCGTGCCTTGCTCATGTGTTATTCTCCCAAGAGGGTTGCGAGATCGAGGGCCTTGAGTGCGTCAGGTGTAGTCGCCGCAGCAAGCCGTGCATCAGACGTAATGTCACGCAAGGTTTGTTTGTCTGTCGCAATCTGTGTCGTGTTTGTGCCAGCCTCAAGTGCTTGCATAAAGTCAATGTCCAGTTGGTCAAGACGTGGCTTGCGTTCAGCACGGAGGTTATCCTTGTGGATCTCCAAGGCCGCTGCCATGTCTACTTCCACAGCATTGCCATTGAACTGCCAAGCACCTCTGAAGGTACGGTCAGATGGTACAGTTAGGGAAGCCGCATCACGAACATCCCCGTTGATGTTAATATAAGTTGTCATGCTGCAATCCTTTCATCAGCTTCTTGATTAATCTTCCAAGCATTTCTAAACGATCTATCACTTGGGATTAATTCAACAGGTACAATCTTCATAATTGTTCTGTTACCTTCATAGTCACGCCAGATAGACGGATCTATATCTTTCATAATTAAGTATTCTATCGCCTCTTCCTCAGTCATGGGGCCGATAGGCTCTGAGTATGGATGTTCCTTTGGCTGACCATCAGGAACCAAACGATCACGCTGGTAAGTGTCGATAGGTGGTAAGATGTCGCCAGCCAGTGCCGCAGCCATCCAGTTAGGATCAGGGACAAGCACCTTGGCAGGTTCGTCTGGTGCATTCGGGTCTTCGAACAGCACACGGTACTTAGACTGCACAGGCTTCAAGCGTGACTTGGCTTCTGCTAACCTATCCCATAGATGTCCGTGGGTCATGCTAACTCTCCAAAATAAACAACGCTTGCATCTGCACAATCTTCATAGGAACCCAATGTATTGATATATAAAAGCTCAACATTAGCACTTGTTTTATCAAAATAAGATATAGACCACCCATTACCACCATTAATGAGGCCATCATGCGTAAGACAGTAATTAGCATTAGCAAAATTATTTGTTGGATTAGCTTCGTATCTTCCTGTGGAGTTATCAGTAATACTGCTTGTGTTTAAACTGTCATCAATAGCTACTGTACCAGTTCCAGTAAAATTAACCCAAGCCTTAGCCGACCCATTGACGACATAGCCAGTTGCAACGGTGTCTGTGCCATCGGAGATGTTTGATACGACTAGATTGCTCATGCTAGGTCTCCGAATACTGCTGTAGTGATAATATCAATATCAGACTTAATGTTTGCTGTATCAGTTATAAACGTAATTATGTCGTGGCTTCCCGTAGCAACAGCATTTATTGAAATTGCCCTGTTGTACCCACTTCCATCCCCGTTACAACCCGCAGGAACAGCATAAGTATTATTGTTCATACTGTTTGTGTAATTAATATCATAATCTCCTGTGCCGTTATCATCTGCACTACTTACATTAAAACTATCTGCAACAGCAAAGGTTATCCCGTTTAACTGCACCCAAACCGCCGCAACCCCTGAGACTGCACGACTAGCTGTTTCGCCTGTGGCTTTGATGTTCGAAATGACTATCGTGCTCATGCTAGGTCTCCGTTAATTGAAGTACCGACCTTGCCCGCATCTTCACCAGTAGGAGAAGTTACATGATCGAAATGGAAACTGCGTGGCCTGTAAGACCCCACCGCAAGCGCCGTGGTATGCTGTTGCGCAACAAAGATCAGGTCGTTTGTGGCAGACCTTTTTCCAGAGTAGTTAAAACTGTAATCAGCGTTTGCCATGTTGCTCGTCAGATTTAGGGTGTAATCACCCGTTGCATTGTCCGTGAGCGATGTGTGGTTAAAACTGTCGTTTATAATGGCAGTGCCAGTGCCTGTAAAATTAGCCCAAGCCTTCGCAGCACTCTGCCCCGTAAGCGTAATCGGCCCAGTACCAGCCGCATCACTAATTGTTGTTGCTCTAATCTCAGACAATGCTCAAGTTCCCCCCTGATGTGACGGTGAGTGTTACGCCAGAGGCCACCGTAAGAGGCCCCGCCGCAAGTGCATTCTCAGTTGCGTCTATTGTGACGTTTGTATCTAGCTGTTGCTCATGCACTCTGAAAATGTCTCCAGCTGCCGCCGCTGGCCCAAGTGTCCCACGTTCACCTTTGTATCTGCCGCCACCAACCGCAGTGCTAAGGTCAACCGCCGTGAACATAACTATGTCAATGATGTCACTCGCCGCAGCGCCTGTCGTTAAAACAACAGTTGAGCCATTCGTTGCTGTGAAGTCGGTGCCATCGACCAACTTAACGCCGTTCATGTACACGTCAACAAACCCAGCCGTGTAGCCAGCCGTGTTAAACGTAGTCTGTGACGCAGTAGCTGTGAACGTCTGCCGTGTCTGGGTAGCCTGTGGGACTGGTATGTTGCCGATATAGCTTGACATTAGTTACCCTCCAGTGCGTCTAGTCGTGCCTTAACAGATGTCATCTCTGTTTCTAGTATTTCAATCTTAGTGATTGCTTCCTTCAGTGCAGCCGTAAGCAATGGCACAAGTTTGCTTTGGTCAATACCTTGCATGACCGCATTGCCATCATCGTCCACCTCATTGTGTGTGCCTGTGACTGCCTCAGGTACGACTGCCTGCACCTCATGTGCGAGGAAGCCATCCACGGTCGTGTCAGGGTCAGCAATAAAGTTGAACCGATGCACGGGTATTTGTGCGAGGCGGTCGGCTGCACCTGCCAGCGGGACTACGTTTTCCTTGAGGCGGTAGTCGGAAGAGGTGTTGTAGGAGGTGGAGGTGCCGCTTGTAACAATCGCACCCACTTGCCCGTTGGCGTTGTGGAACTTCATGGCGTTGTTGCCAGCAGTGCCGTTAAACACCGTGGTGATGCCATCCAAGCCTGAGTGGCTTACTTCAAGACGGGAGGAATAAGTTTGAGCAGTGCTACCCACCAGCAAGTTACCGCTGCTGTCGATGCGCATGGCTTCAACTGCCGTTGCGGAGGCACTATTAGATGTACCAAATGCTAGACCTATTAAAGTTCCAGCGGAGCTTTCTACAACAGACCGAATGTTAGCCTTTGCACCCGTACCGTTTGTAGAGCCATCATTTGCATAAAAATCAATCTGACCAAGTATGTCGCCGGTTGTTATAGACGTATCAGAGTTTTCAATAGTTAGCTTTGCGCCTTGCCCTGAATTATTAGCCGCAATATTTAACTCAGTTTTTGGCGAACTCGTCCCAATGCCAACCCGATTGTTCGTACTGTCAACGTAAAGCGTGTTGGTGTCTACGGTCAGATCACCGCCAACTGTACTATCCCCACCAACGTTTGCAGTGGTTGTGCTGAGGAAAACAGCTTTTGTGCCTAAGTAACCACTCATTAGGTTTGCTCCAAGATACTCAGGATAACATCTGTTGCGCCAGATGCTGAGACTTTAAGGATGTCTGTCGCTTCCATGACGATCTTACCGTCTAAGACAGAAAGAGATGAATTAGCTGGGATAGGTACTGAGGTGACAATCTCAACGTCTTGGTTTGCTTCATCGTTGTTACCTGCACGACCAGCCGTGTCAGACGACAGGGTGACAGTAGCTGTTACCTGACTGCCCGTGGTGTTACCTAAGACCAGACCTATGATGATTGTCGTTGTAGAGGCAGCTACAGTGTAGATGTCGTCAAGCGTTGTGACCCCTGCCTTGGTTACAACTTTGAATGTGTTTGCCATTTGATATTATCCTCTTATCCTAAAGCAATCGCCAATGCAACGGCAGATGCATCTGCTGCAGTGTTAGCATAAGCTGTTGTTGCAATAGTAGTGTTGTTAGTACCCTCTGCCTGAGTAGTTCCTGTAGTAGCAGTATTAATCGTACCGTTTAAATCTCCACTAAATGTAGTGGCATTAGCCGTAGTGAATGTTCCTGCTGCTGCACTATTAGCACCAATAATAGTACCATCAATAGCACCACCATCAATGTTTACATTTGTTGAATCTTGTGTGGCAATTGTACCAAGACCCAATGTAGTTCTTTGAGCACTTGCATCGGCATCATCAAGAAGTGCTTTACCTGCTGCAGTAAGATCATAAGTAGCTGCTGTACCAGAACCAGTAAACTGAATACCTTTATCTGCTGCAGATGTAAGCCCTGCAAGTGCTTGCAGTTCTGCATCTAGTCTTGCATTAGCTACAGTACCAGTAAGCTGACTTGCATCAATACTTTTATTAGTAAGAGTTTGTGTTCCTGTAAGTGTAGCTACAGTAGAGTCAATAGCAACGGTAAGAGTATTTAAAGATCCACTTGTATCAATACCAGTTCCACCAGCAATAGTAAGTGTTTCACTATCTAAGTCAATGCTTAGTGCTCCACCACTATCACCTTGAAAATCTAAATCTTGCGCAGTAACTTGAGCATCTACATAGGCTTTAATTGATTGTTGTGTAGCTAGATGAGATGCACTGTTAGAAACCATGTCATCTTCATCTTTAATTGACGTACCACTTATTGTACCATTCAGTACAGCACTTGTCAATGTTTTATTTGTTAGTGTATCTGTTGTTGCTTTACCAACAAGTGTATCAGTACTTGTAGGCAGTGTCAAGGTACCTGTGTTACTAATAGATGAAATAATAGGAGTTGTAAGTGTTTTATTTGTAAGTGTTTGAGATCCAGTAAGAGTTGCTACAGTGCTATCAATAGAAAAAGTAACAGCATTACCAGAGCCAGAGGTATCAATACCTGTACCGCCAGTAAATGTCATAGTCTCACTGTCTAGGTCAATACTAAGAGCACCACCTGTGTCAGCTTGAAAGTCTAAATCTTGGGCAGTTACCTGAGAGTCAACATATGCTTTAATAGACTGTTGTGTTGCCAATGCAGTTGCACTGTTAGAAGTCATTGCGTCTTCGTCAAGAATAGCAGTAACAGTAGCACCACTAGCAAGAGCTAAACTTGTATTAGCAGTAATTGTTGTACCAGTAATTGCAGCAGCCGTAGTACCACCAATAACAGCACTATCTATTGTACCACCATTAATATCTATAGTGCTAAAAGTAGATGTACCAGATGATGTAATGTTACCAATTACTGAACCTGTCAGAGTACCTTGAAAGCCACCTGTGGCAATCATAGCACCTGAAGAGTTTACAGTTGTAAAGTTACCAGCAGCAGCAGTTGTAGCACCAATAATAGTGCCATCAATATTGCCACCATTAATATCTGCAGTATCTGCTACAAGACTATCAATGTTAGCTGTACCATCAATGTATAAATTTTTAAACTCTTTACCGCTTGAACCTAAGTCAATGTCGTTGTCTGTGGTAGGTTCAATAACACCATCTTTAACTAAAAACTGTTGAGTAGATACACTAGATACGTCAATGCTAAATTCTACTTGGTTGCTAGTATCATTAACTACAACTTTGTTTAATGGAGTAGTAACACCTGCATCACCAATAAGACCAATTACTGGACCTTCTGCTGCAGTCCCATCATGTGCGTGTCCAGTGCTATTATTAAAAGCAGCAAGAAGTTGGTCAAACTCGTCATTAGAGTCTGCTGCCTGTATAATATCACCGTCTGTGTATGTAGACTGTCTTGTATAACCTGCCATTTACCTTCTTGCTCCTACATCAAATTCTAGCTGAAAACCTTTAAGTGAGTATGGTGCTGATTCCGCATTATCCACAACACGAAGTGCTACAGCAAAACCTGATCCTTCTACTGGTTGCCTTACAAGTGGGTTTGTCTGACCACCGTAAGTAGCTGTTCCATATAATGAAGTTCCATAAATAGCTACTACCTTCGTTGAATCAAAAGGATAAGCTGCTGGTCTTGGTACATTAGGATCTTCATAATCATACCGCAAAAACAAATCAGAGTTTACAAGACCTGTTGGTGAATAGTTAATAATAACCCTTTGAAAGTTTTTACGTATACCTGCATCACCTGCTGTAAGATCTGGACTACGATAACGACCTATAATATTTGTACCGTCAAACTTGTTAGTTTTTTCTTGTCTATACACATAGCCATCATAACCACCATGTAATATAAACGTATCACCCTGAACACTTATTGAATCTGTACAAGCTGGTTGAATACCCTTTAGTTTGGCAAACTCATATCCCTGAGCTTTTCTTACTGCAATAACTCCAATTGTTGTAGATTCAAGTTGACTATTTGGTTTAGAAAAGAAAATGCGATACTGTGTTTTATCTGGAATAACTACACTGTTAAAGTCGTCAACATCAGTTTCACCTTCAAATAATTCTTGTATAGGTTTACTAATAGTACCAAGTTCTACGTCATTAATTTTAGCTGTACCTGCAACTGTACGTAAACCGTCACGACCAAGAAATATTATTTCACCTGCAAGTTCTTGTACAGTAAAGCCGTTAAGACATCCGATGTCTCTAGTTACTGGTTGCAATACAAAGTCTGCAATAGTATTTCCTACAAGTTTGTATATACGTTCTTCTGCAAAGATAAACAGTTCATCACGAAATGGAAACAATGCTGTAACTTTACTGTCAACTCGTATTGAACCTGAACCATTAGCCGAACTAAAATCATTATCGGTATATGGTGCGGTAAAAACTATCTCTTCTGGTGAGGCTGACATACCAGCAAAAAATAAAGCATTTTTAAAATGTTTTACAAATTTAGGATTAGCTGGTGCACCTGTAGCATTAAGATCTGTTACTGTTGTACCATCATACTTAGTAGCATTGTTAGCACCATCTGCCCATACTATAAACTCTGTACCAGACAGATTATATTTATCAAATGTGTAACGTATTGCACCAGTTCTACCACTATCTATACTTGTCCAAGATCCACTGCCACTTGCAGCTTCATATACACTTGTACCTCTAGCAGCTATTACTTTACTATTACCAGCAAAGTATGCAGACATTAACACTGGCTCTGTAGAACTAGCGGTCTGAGGAACTATATTAGTATTCCACTTTTCAAAACCATTAATACGTCTATATCCACCACTAACGTCAGGCTCAAAGTTTTCTAACTCCAATGCCATTCCTGGTTCCATAGCAAAAGTAGAACGGTCAAGAACTAAACCACCTTGCAAAGGAAATGTAAATGGATTAAGACCTGAAGTGTCTGGCATAGGTATACCTTATACGAATTTACTAATTGGTTTTTGTGCTCTGTGTACCATAGTAGAACGAACATATGCAGTTCTATTAATCAACAAACTTCTCATGTGTTTAATACCAGCTTCAAATCTTTGAAAATTTAATTGGTATTGTGAAGTTTCACCACGATATTGATAGCCATATGCAGTTGCTCCATCTACAATTACACCTCTGTATTGTTCTGGAATAGCTGGTACATCTGTAGCTGCTGATAGTTTTGTTGAAAAATTATAGTATTCAAATCTTAAAGAGTAAGCTTTATCTGGATATGGAAATAATCCATATTTATTGTCTGGTGTTCTAAACACATATTTAGGAATAGATCCTACACCACTATCATCTTCTTGTGCAATATGATGATCTACGTATTGTTTATAGTCCATTTCTGTAAGATTACCACCAGCACAACCCAATGAGTCATCTTTAACTAAACGAAATGTTTGATAGTCTACATGTTTTGCTGTTGTAGGTATAGCATAACGAGTTGTACCTGCAACAAGAATATCTGTTTCTGTATTATGATTAAAAGGCCAAGCATATTCACTTGTGTTAATATAATCTATAGCATCATTTACGGCATTTTTACACTGAGTTTGAAATCCACGTGAAGATCCAAAACCACTAGATGTAAGTTCTACCTCGTTAAAACGAGCAATAACTTCATTTGTTATAGTTAAATATGTATATGCCATTACCGCCCCATTAGTTAGAGGGGCCAGTTTCCCAGCCCCTCAGTGTTAGTTGTTATGCAAGTGCATCACGTGCAACTTCATCGGCAGTCATTTCGCCAAGTCCGTCAACATCCATCAATACAGCATATACACGTACCTTACCTGCGGTAGATACTGTAGTAGCCGCTTGGACTAAAACATCAATTGTATCTGATGTTGTAACCAAGATAGGACATGCAGTGTTTGCCAAGGTTGCATAGTCACCTGCAGAAGCAGAATCAAATGCAAAACCGTCAACAAATGCATCAACGTCACCACCTGTGATACCAAGGTCAAGAACCGTACCAGTACCACCTGAAGGTGTTGTAGTACATTCCATACCTGCAGCCATTACCATTGTATTTGCACCAACAGTAATTGCTTGGATAATATCAGCAGCAGCTAAGGCAGAACCCTTAGCAGTTGCAGCAGCAGCAAGATCAATCTCCTGCTCTACGATATATGGAGAACGTCCACGTGCACTTGAGCCGTGTGCGGCAGCGGATAAAGTAGTAACTGTAGCCATTATTTATCCCTCCCCTTATAGACCAGACGTGTAGATCGCATTGACCAGAGCTTCTGGACGAAGGATCTTACGACCGTATAGATGCATACCCCGAACAATGTCAGCGAATGAATCTGGATCACGGTATGTTTCAGTCTTGTTAATCTGTTCTGCAGTTGCAGCAGCAGATGAATGACCAGCAACCAATACACCGTAGTGAGTAGAACCTGAAGATGTAGTTGAGGTTGGACCGTCACCTACTTCAGGAAGGTTGTTAGACATAAAGACTTTAAAGCCGTGAATGTTATTGATGATCAAGCCGTTTTGAAGTCCTGATCCACCGAAGTCTGAGTTCAAAAGACGTGAGTCTTCATCTTTCAGAAGTTCAGCAAATACAGGGTCAATTACGAGCCAACGGCCTGACGTGTCAACATTTTGCTGATCCAGCTTACGTGACATACGTGCAATAACTTGCATTGGTGTCGCATTAGCTGCAGTGGTGTTCAACGTGTCTGCACCTGTACGAGGCTTGACAACGATAGAGTTACCACCAGTACCAGCATTAAAGTCAGAAGCGTCTAACTTCATGCTTGAAAGCAGTTCATCAGAACCAGCAGTCGTTACAGCTTTAGAACCATTTACGGTTGTGTTGGCTGTATTGGCACGTCCATGAATTGCTGACTGTGTAAAGCCAGAAATATATCCAAGAACGTCTTGGTCAAATTGGTCAGCCAAACGATAGGCTGCACGATCAGAAGCGATAGATTGGAAGTTCACATGTGAGTGAGCTTCTTCAATATCATCAACCTTGAAAGCAAAGTAGTTAGCTTTGTCAATGGTCAATGAAAAGTCTTCATCATCAAGATCCTGTGGAGTGATAGTTGTACCACGTGAGTACGCTTTCACTGTGATTTCCAATATGTTACGTAGATCTTTTTAATTACATCTACCTACAAGTTTCCTTGTAGTTCAGACTATATCTTCACCCCTTAGGGTGTCTGGCACTCTTGGAGAATACTTATCTACATGCTCAATCTTGTATTTTAAAAGTTGAAACATGTATGGAGACACAATGGATACAAACTCTCTAGAATCCTTAGTATTAAATCTAAGAGAATATTTATTACTTCTTTTATCTACATCAAACTTAGCATTAAGTTTATACTTACTGTAGAACCACTCCTTTAGTAACTCTGCTTCTTCTTTAGAACAATACGTTGAAAGCCTAGTCATACAACCACACGGCTTCTTAGTTTTATTGTTCTTAGAAATACTACCTGATCCATCATCCATATACCATATGGCTAGGCTATGGTCAGTTAAGTAAGATAGCATCTTTTCTGAGTACTTGAATGAACCTTCAGGGTAAAGAACTCTGTGCATTTGCCTAAAGTAGTTATGGTTTTTGTATATTTGATGATTAGTGTATGTTTTACCCGTCTTCTTGTTGAGAGACTTGTAAGTATAAAGACTTGGTTTTTTACCACCTAGTATACTTTGCAACAAATGCTGTTTGTATTTAAGGTATTCTAGTTGATTAGGACCATGACCTATTATAAGTCTTGCAGTAGAAGATGCTTGATTTTTATCAAGATATATACCACCGTCACCAATAGCACATCCATAGAGGATGCCTCTTTTACGTTTATCCATTTTGTGTCCTTTCGTTAGCTACGTCGAGCCACTACTTGTTATATGTATTCTCTAGTCGTTGAACCTTCCCCTTGCGGGGCTTGGCTGCTGATTCCCGTATCGTTTGACTTAGGGTTCCAGCAATTCACCAGATTATCTTACTAACGTTATGCCGCTAGAAGGCCCAAAAATTTAGGCTCTTTAATGATTTTGACACTATCGCCCATGTTTGCAATCTCTCCGAAATAATCAGAGTTAGTAATTGCTTCAACAACAGATGCTTTGCGGAATGCAAGTTGCACCTGTTTGGAGTAGATTACGGGACTAAAATTGCCATTAGGCAGGTTGCCGTAACCTGACGCTGTTGAAAATGCCATTGATATTCTCCTTATAGCATTATGAGCACACAGATGCAAAACTAACTTTACTTACTAGAGGCTAATGTACTAGGGTGCATAAAACGTAATGTTGGCCTACATTACACCTTATGGGCCATGAGGGATTAGGTGAGTCCGAAAGTACGTGTTGTTTGCTAAGATTATAAAAAGTGTAGGTAAACCTATGAAGGGGCTACACTTTTTACATTGTACATATAGTTATATCATAATTAACTTATATGTCAACTCTTTTTATCGGGCAGAACCCGACATATCGTAAATAAATTTACCAGTACGAATAGCTTCCATAATCTCATCGGCTGCTTTTTCATATTGTGCTGCGGTCATTTTATTTACGTCACTTTCTCTAAACACTGCTTTGTCGGAGTCTGTATCTGGTTGACTTCTACTGTTACGACTACCTACAGAACGTGCTGCATCTTTTTCATTTGCAGATTTTTTAGGTTTAATATTACGATCTGCTTTATATAAATCAATTGCACGTGCGGCTGAACGAGCATCACTATCATTTTCATAAAGAGCATCTTGAACCCATTTAGGCTGTTCTTCTGCCCACTCATGGAAATCATCACTTTCA